AAGGGAAGCCAGTCGCACGGAAGCCATTGAATCCGCGTGCATTTTTCGTTTGACAAAGCTGCCCCCCTTGACCTACCCCTTGATCATCGAAGAATTGCGCCCGGAGGAAACCCTCTCGGGCGCTTTCGTTTTCCCATCATCGTAGATCCTGCTCCTGCCGCTGGCCCTCTTGGTCATGCGCATCGGCACATCTGCCCTGCCCGAGAGTGCACCCCATGGACCTGGTCTTCGCACCGAGCCAGATAGAGACCTGGCCGATTGACCGGCTGCGGCCCTATGCCCGCAATGCCAAGGTCCATGGCACAGATCAGGTCGCGAAGATCGCCGCCAGCATGGCCAAGTTCGGCTGGACCGTGCCCTGCATGGTGGCGGACGATGGTGAACTGATCGCAGGCCATGGCCGGGTGCTGGCGGCGGCCATGTTGGGGCTGAAGGATGTGCCGGTCATCCGGCTCAGCCATCTCGACGAGGCGGAACGCCGGGCCTACCGGATCGCCGACAACAAGCTGACCGAGTTGGGCGAATGGGATGAGGCGATGCTGCGCGACGAGATCGCGGGGCTTCTGGCCGAAGACTTCGACCTGTCGCTGCTGGGGATCGCCGACGAGGATCTGGACGCCCTGCTGCGCGATCCGGATCAAGCGGAAGGCGGCGCGGTCGAGGGCGAAGATGACATCCCCGAACCGCCGGTCACGCCGGTGTCAGTGGCGGGCGACCTCTGGCAGCTGGGATCGCACCGGCTGATCTGCGGCGACAGCACTGCCGCCGATGTGGTCGTGCGTTTGTTGGGCGATGTGCGCCCGCTGCTGATGGTCACCGACCCGCCCTATGGGGTGGAGTACGACCCAAGCTGGCGCAACCAGGCAGGAGCGGCCAAAACCAAACGGACCGGCAAGGTGCTGAACGATGACCGGGCCGACTGGCGCGAGGCTTGGGCGCTGTTCCCCGGCGACGTGGCCTATGTCTGGCACGGCGCGCTGCATTCCTCGACCGTGGCCGAGAGCCTGGTGGCGGCGGGTTTTGCCGTCCGGTCGCAGATCATATGGGCCAAGGACCGGCTTGTGCTCAGCCGCGGCGATTACCATTGGCAGCATGAACCTTGTTGGTATGCCGTGAAGAAGACCGGCAAGGGCCATTGGGCGGGTGACCGCAAGCAAACCACCCTCTGGCACATCTCCGGCAAGGATCAGGACGCCGCCACGGTGCACGGCACCCAAAAGCCGGTCGAATGCATGCGCCGTCCGATCTTGAACAATTCCAGCCCGGGTCAAGCGGTCTATGAACCCTTCATGGGATCCGGCACCACGCTGATCGCGGCAGAAACCACGGGCCGTGTTTGCTTCGGCATCGAACTGAACCCGGCTTACATCGATGTGGCCATCGAGCGCTGGCAGTCATTCACCGGCGCCAACGCCGTCCTGTCCGAAACCGGCGAGACCTTTGTCGCCCTGAAGGCAAAGAGGCTGGCGGCATGAATGCTCCCCTTTCGCCCAAGCAGATCGAATACTGGCCGCTGGCCCAACTGAAGCCCTATGCCCGCAACGCCAAAACCCACGACGCCAATCAGGTGGCCAAAATCGCCGCCAGCATGGCCGAGTTCGGCTGGACCGTGCCGGTTTTGGTTGCTGCCGATGGCGAGTTGATTGCGGGTCACGGCCGCATCCTGGCGGCGGCGCATCTAGGACTGGCTGAGGTCCCGGTCATCGTGCTGGGCCATCTGACCGAAGCCCAGCGCCGGGCTTATCGCATCGCCGACAACAAGTTGACCGAGCTGGGTGGCTGGGACGAAGCCCTTCTGCTGCAGGAACTGCAGGCGCTGTTGGCGGATGATTTCGACCTCGGGCTGATCGGGATCCCGGAGGTTGAACTGGACGCGCTCCTGGCCGATGCCGACGACCGCCAAGAGATTTCCGACGATGCGGCCGATACCATTCCTGAGCCGCCCGCCGATCCCATCACCCGTCCCGGCGATATCTGGGCGCTGGGCAAGCACCGGCTCTGCTGCGGCGATGCCACCGATGCGACAGCCGTGGCCCGACTGATGCAGGGCGAACAGGCATCGCTGATGTTCACCTCGCCGCCCTATGCCCAGCAGCGCGACTATGGCTCGGCCAAGGAAAAGGTCGGGGATTGGGATGCGCTGATGCAGGGCGTCTTCGCTGCAGCGCCGGTCGCGCATGACGCGCAGGTCCTGGTCAACCTCGGCCTCATACATCGCGACAGCGAATGGCAGCCCTATTGGGAAGGATGGGTGGAATGGATGCGCGCCTCTGGATGGCGGCGGTTTGGCTGGTATGTCTGGGATCAGGGGCCAGGCCTGCCGGGCGACTGGCAAGGCCGTTTGGCCCCGTCGCACGAGTTCATTTTCCACTTCAACCGCAGCCCGCGCAAACCGCACAAAACCGTCCCGTCCAAGCATGCGGGCGAAACCCTCGGCGGCGGTGGACTGCGCGGGGTAGACGGCACCGTCCACGCCAAGACCGGAACCGGCAACGCGATCCAGAGCCACCGCATTCCCGACAGCGTCTTTCGCATCATGCGCCACAAAGGAGGGCTGGGTGCAGCCGGATCGCACCCGGCAGTCTTCCCGGTGGCGCTGGTGGAGGCGGTGCTGACGGCTTTTTCTGATCCGGGCGACCTGATCTATGAACCCTTCTGCGGTTCGGGCACGCAGATCGTCGCAGCCGAGCGCGCTGGGCGGCGCTGCTTTGCGATGGAACTGGACCCGATCTACTGCGACGTGGCGGTGCGACGGTGGGAGATGGCGACAGGGCGGGCTGCCGGTTGGATCAGCGGTCAGGATGCAGCCAAGATCCAACCGTCCAGCAAGCGGAAACAAGCATGACCCAATCCCGCTACATGTCGCTAGTTGAGGCCGTCATCAACGTGGTCGTCGGCTATGCAGTTGCGGTCGGAATGCAGATCGCGGTGTTTCCGGTCTTCGACATCCACGTCGCGCTGAGAGATCAGTTGAGCATCGGCTTTGCCTTTACCGGCATCTCGCTGGTCCGCGGTTACATACTGCGCAGACTGTTCGAGCGTTTCCGTTGAAGATGCCTTCGGGCTACTCTAGCGTTCAACCAAACGACGGTCCCTCTATGGGCTTTGACGGAGGCAAAAGCTTCCTCAGGTCGGCTGAAGTGAATCAGACGGCTTCGTTGTACGGGTTGCGGAACCACGAAAATCGGGTCTCGCGCGAGCATAAGCTTCCCGCCGGGGAGCGCCCTCCAAAGGCGCCGCGCATCTGCTTCTTAGGAAGTTGAATGGAGACCCTTGAGATGGGAAAACTGTCGAATATTCGCCGAGCCAAGATGCTGGCGCAGCAAGGGCGGTGCTACTACTGCGGCCTGCAGATGTGGGATCCCGAACTGAAAGACGCCACACCTGAAATCTGCCTGGCTCCAGCCATGCAGAAGTATCTCCGCTGCACGGCAGAGCACCTGAACCCTCGCTCCGAGGGCGGTGCCAACACCCCAACCAACATCGTCGCTGCGTGCTGGTACTGCAACACGAGGCGTCATCACAGAAAGGCACCGCCCTCGCCAGACGTTCATCGTGCACATGTCCAAAAGAGGATGGCAAAAGGGAAATGGTTGGCCGCGCACTTCCGAGGTACGGTCACGGTTGATGGCCGCCCCGCGAGTCTCCCAAAGGAATCGAGGCTGCTATGCTGATCTGGGGGTCTTGTAGACGGTCCCCCTGCCGTCGACCTTCCCGGCGGCGACGGCAAGACCCAACTTTTTCTTGAGGACCCCGGAGATCGCGCCGCGAATTGTGTGCGACCTCCATTGGGTCTCAACCATGATCTCCTCGATGGTCGCCCCCTCGGGACGCCGGAGCATGGCGATCAGCGTTGCTTGCTTGGTGCCCTCCCGGATCACCGGCACCTTGGGCGCAAGCGCCTCAGTGGCATGCTTGCCGATGGCAACCACCGTCTTGGCCACCACGGGCTCGATCCCGATGGCCAGCAGGCCCGGGTCGGTCACGACCAGCGTTGTGCCGTGGCCGTCGCCGGTTTCCCGCCAGAGCGGCTCGCCCCGGCGCATATTGGCGTCGACCTCTTGCAGCCAGCCGCGCTCGATCATCTTGGTCACTGCCATTTTGGCCGCCGCACCGGCCAGACCCTTCGGCAGCGGCAGCGCGATGTTGTCGCGGCGGTTGGCCCCGGCGCTCAGGATGATGGCCTGGGTTTCGGTGAGTTTGGTCATGGAGTTCCCCTATCGGTCGTGGGTGGCAAGGAAGGTGGCGATGCGGGACAGCAGATCGTTATGGCCGTTGTAATCCGCGCCAAGGATCACGTCGCCATCGTCGTCACGCTCCAGATCGGCGATCTCGCGCAGCAGGGCGATGGCGTCGTCGCAAGCGAGGAGGCGTTCGGCCTCCCACGCGGCGGTAATGGCGTCCTGTTCGATCTGATGGCGCTGGGCGGGATCAATCGACATGGCTGGCCTCCCATTTGGCGAAGTCGTCGGCCATCCCCATGCTGTCCGCGATCTTGCGCAGGATCCCGGGCGACTGGACCTCCAGTTCGGCGGCGAGTTTGGCCTCCGCCGCGAAGATTTCGCGCGGCAGATGGTTCAGGGTGCCGTAATGCAAGCGCATCGACGCTTCGATCCCAGCAGGGTTCAAGTCGGGCGCCAGTTCGTGCAGCAGGTTTTGGTAGGACATCAGAATCTCCATGGTTGGGCGCGTGGGTTTACGACCCCTCCTACGCAAGCAAGCCCCGCCATCGCGGGGCTTGGTCGGGATGGGTCCGTGTCACTTGGCGAATTCGCCCTCGCTGAAGGCGCTGTCGGTGATCTGGCGCAGCAGGCTGGAATAGTGGTTCAGCGTGCCAACGTCGCCCCAGTGGATCGCGTCCGGGTCAGTGTTGAAATGGTCATCGCTGAGGGTCTGGATGCGCGCCAGCATGTCGTCGATCCGGCGTTTGGTGGCGAGGAAGGACTCGATGGCCTTTTCGTTCGGGGCAGTGGCGCGGCGGGTTGTCATGTCGTGATCTCCGGGGGTGAGTTGCATCGTTTTCCTGCAACCAGAATCGCTCTTGTCCGGAGTGTAATCAACTGAATACCAAGCAATATCATTGCTTTAGATCGGGATGGATACGGCCATGGAGGGGATGAGCGAGCGGGAATACTCCAGCCATTCCGGGCTGTCGCGCGGGGCCATTCAAAAGGCCCGCAAGGCCGGGCGACTGGTCGTATACGGCGATGGATCGATCAATGCTGCTGCGTCTGATGTGCGCCGTGGCGAGATGACAGATCCGGATCAGCAGCGTCGGTCGACTGGCGGCGACAGTGGCTTTTCGGGGCCGGCCGACAGTTCGTCTTATCTGAAGGCACGGACGGCCCTGACCGTTTACCAGGCTCAGGAACGCCAGCTGGCGATCCAAAAGAAGAAAGGCACGCTGGTTGATAGGGCCCGGGCGGAGGCTCTGGTGTTCCGCCTGGCGCGGCAGGAACGCGATGTCTGGGTGACATGGCCCGCCCGCGTGGCGGCGCTGATGGCGGCCGAAGTGGCAGCGGAGGTGGAGAAACAGACCAACAAACCGGTGATGATCGAGGCCGCGATCCTTCAAAGGGTGCTGGAAACCCATGTCAGAGAACAGCTCGCCGCCCTCGCCGACCTCCGAGTCTCCCTGGGGTGATGACGGCGATCTGACTGCCGACATCGACCTTGGCTTTGACGGCGCGGAAGACATCCTGCGCACCTGGCGCCGGGGCATGCGGCCCGACCCGGACCTGACAGTGTCGGAGTGGGCCGATCAACACCGCTGGCTGTCGTCCCGCGCCAGCGCCGAGCCGGGGCGGTACCGGACGGCAAGAACGCCCTATCTGCGCGAAATCATGGATGCGCTGTCGCCGCGGCATCCTGCGCAGCGCATCTCGTTCATGAAGGCAGCACAGGTCGGGGCGACCGAGGCTGGCAACAACTGGATCGGCTTCGTGATCCACCATGCGCCCGGCCCGATGCTGGCGGTGCTGCCGACTGTCGAGATGGCGAAACGAACCTCGCGCGGGCGATTGGACCCGCTGATTGCGGACAGCCCTGCCTTGCGCGAGCGGGTCAATCCGGCCCGGTCGCGCGACGCTGGCAATTCGATGCTGTCCAAGGAATTCCCTGGTGGCATCCTGGTGCTGACCGGTGCCAACTCCGCCACCGGCCTGCGGTCGATGCCTGCACGCTACATTTTTCTCGACGAGGTCGACGCCTATCCAGCCTCGGCCGACGAGGAAGGCGACCCCGTCACGCTGGCCGAAGCCCGCACAACCACCTTTTCGCACCGGCGCAAGGTGTTCATGGTCTCGACCCCAACGATAAGGGGCCTGAGCCGGATCGAGCGGGAATTCGAGGCCAGCGATCAACGCCGTTACTTCGTGCCTTGCCCGCATTGCGGGGCGATGCAGTGGCTGCAGTTTGACCGGCTGCGCTGGGCAAAGGGACAGCCCGAGACGGCCGCATATGCCTGCGAGGGCTGTGAAAAGCCCATCGCGGAGCATCACAAGACCCAGATGCTCGAGCGGGGCGAGTGGCGGCCGACCGCGATTTCCGTCGATCCGCATTCCATCGGCTTTCACATCTCGGCGCTCTATTCGCCGCTGGGATGGAAAAGCTGGGCTCAGATCGCGCGGGACTGGCTGGCGGCCCAAGGCTCGGACGAGATGCTGCGTGCCGCGCGCAATACGCTCTTGGGCGAGACATGGGTTGAATCTGGCGATGCGCCGGAATGGCAACGGCTGGCGGATCGCCGCGAGGTCTTTGCCGCGACCGTGCCGCATCTAGGGCTATTCCTGACTGCCGGGGCGGATGTGCAGAAAGATCGGATCGAGGTCGACGTCTGGGCCTGGGGTCGAGGTTTGGAGTCCTGGCTGGTCGAGCACATCGTCATCGCAGGTGGCCCAGAGGATCCGGCCGCCTGGGACAAGCTGACGGCTTTGCTGGGGCGGACATGGAACCACGAAAGCGGTGCGGTCATGCAGCTGTCGAAACTCGCCATCGACACTGGTTACGAGACCCCGGCGGTTTACGCGTGGTCGCGCGCTGCCGGTTACGCGCAAGTGACGCCAATCAAGGGCGTGGAAAGCTTCAACCGGTCAACGCCGGTGTCGGGGCCGACCTTCGTCGACGCCACAATCGGCGGAAAGCGTCTTCGCCGGGGCGCGCGGCTCTGGACCATCTCGGTTTCGACCTTCAAGGCGGAAACTTACCGGTTCCTGCGGTTGGAACGGCCGAGCGATGAAGATCGGGCACTGGGCGTCTGCGATCCGGCTGGCACGATGCACCTGCCCAGCTGGGCCGACACCGAATGGCTGAAGCAGTTGGTAGCCGAACAGATGGTAACGGTGCGCAACAAGCGCGGCTATGGCCATCAGGAATGGCAAAAGATGCGCGAGCGGAACGAGGCGCTGGACTGCAGGGTCTATGCCCGGGCGGCTGCTTGGATCCTCGGTGCCGATCGGTGGGACGAGGCGACATGGCGGTCGCTGGAGTCCCAGGCGGGTGTGGAAACCAAAGTGATCCTCGCACCTGAAGTCATCGAACCGACCGCGCCGACGGCTGGAACCGTACTGACACCCCGCCGCCGCCGATCCGGCGCGGTGACCCCGAAATACATGAGGTAGCGACAATGACTCTGGCAGAAATGCAGGCGCTTCTGAGTGCCCTCCTTGGCATGCGCTTTGGCGGGGTTCGGTCGATAACCTATGACGGGCGGCAGATCAGCTATGGCTCAGACGCCGAGCTTGCGACGGCGATCTTCGATCTCGAACGCAGGATCGCGGCGGCCGACACCTCGGTCAGGCGGTCGCGCGTGTCGCGGCCCTTCGCTTCGAAGGATCTGTGATGATGGCCCAGACTAATTGGCGCACCCGCCTTGGCGCATGGGTCGGCGGCTTCGGCGTACCGGGCGGCTTTGACGCCACCTCGGGCCAGCGCCGTCTGAAGGGGTTCGTCACGTCGCGCGCCCATGTCAACTCGTTGATCGCGGCCTCCGGCCCGGAAATGAACGCCCGGGCGCGCTGGCTGGTGCGCAACAACGGCTATGCCGCGAACGCCATCGAAAGCTGGGCGGCCAATACTGTCGGCGATGGCATCAGCCCGAATTCCAGCATCGAACAGGCCTCGCGCAAGGATGCGGTGCAGCGCCTCTGGCTGGCCTGGACCGATGATGCCGATGCCGAAGGGTTGACCGATTTCTACGGTCTGCAGCGCCGCGCTGCCCGCGAAGTGTTCATGACCGGCGAAGTGTTCCTGCGCTTCCGGCCCCGCCGTGTCGAGGATGGTCTGGTGGTGCCGCTGCAAGTGCAGATGCTGCCATCAGAAATGCTGCCCCTCAACCACAACGCCGTGGACGGCAACGGCAACATTATTCGGCAGGGCATCGAGTACGACCGGGTCGGGCGGCGGGTGGCCTTCCACTTCCTGCGCCGACACCCGGGCGACAGCACCGAGCCCGGGTTGTCGGGCGAGACCGTGCGGGTACCAGCATCGGAAGTGCTGCACATCATAGACCCGGTGGAAGCCGGGCAATTGCGCGGCGTGTCGCGCTTTGCCCCGGCCATCGTGAAGTTGTTCCTGCTGGACCAGTACGACGACGCCGAGTTGGACCGGAAGAAGGTCGCGGCGATGTATGCGATGTTCGTGACCTCTCCGGCCCCGGACAATCCGCTCGCCCCGCCTGACGAGGAATATGAAGTTGCCCCTGGTCAGGTGGTGCGGCTCGATCCCGGTGAGGACGTGACCGTCAGCGCACCGGCGGATT